TCTCTGCAGAACGCAAATTCGTCTCTGTAGAGCTTCGCCGTGATAGCGAGACATCCGGTACCTCCGACAGCTGCAAAGTTTGGATCCAGGCAAACCCATTCGTGGCCTCTGTATTCAAACTTGTCTCCAGGCTGCAGCTTCTCCCAGTCCGGCGCGGAACTCAATACCAGCTCATCAACTCGTTCCTTAAGTTTTCTCAGGTCTGAAGGCTTGAGGCTTTGAACTCCTGACATTAAGAAAGTAATGATCGGGACTTTAGTGCCTGAAACTCCAACCGGCTCTTCTTCTACGAGCGGGATGGAAGTCTTTCCCTCCGGGATCTTCATCTTGACCTGTCTCTTGTCCATAGAAGGCGCGTAGTGCTCATAGACTGCCTGGCAATCGATTCCGGAGAATACTCTGTGACTCTTCTGGGAGTTAACAGGCTTAATGTCCTTCTCCTTGATGTATCTGGAGATGTTCGTTGCGCAGCTGTGCATATCGGACCACTTGCCCGGAAGTGCCTGCATGAGAGCTTCGCCTAATTCCTTGATCGTATAGTTCTGATTCTTGTTAAATAAGTTCTTACACATGGTTATTTTTCCCTTCTTTCTGTGTCATACTTTCGCAGTGTATAGATCTGACTTGCCCTCTATGACCGCCTTGTACTCGTCGTTCAATCTGAATCCGAAGTGATACAGCGTGGAGTAGAGCTGCTGGTGAGCATTGAGGATCGTCATGTTCTTTGTAAAGTTCCATTCGACGAACTTGTTCGAATATGAATTCGCCAGAGCTGCCCACATCTGGAGCATTAACTTCCGGAGGACGTTGTACTTCTGATAGTCCTTATCCAGTTCCTTGATGTCGGTCTTTGTCTTGACGTTGTAAAGCGTTTCGAAATTGTCTCTGAGGTTCACTTCAAGTTCAAAAGAAGTTTCGCAGAGCCTTTCCATGAACTTGATGCGGTTCTTATCGTTCAGATCTTCGAACGACTTTTCCGGGATCTCCGTAATGAACTTAAAATACTGATCGCAGATGACCGTCCTCATGCCTTCAAGAATGGACTTATTCTTTTCTCTGGCTTCCTCAAGAAGCTCCTGCTTAGTCTTTTTCTTTTCGACCTTCTTCGGAGTGTTTTTGAATGCAAAAGTGAGGAAATATCCGTCACACCTGTAAAATACAGGCCTTGTATTCTTCCCGGCGAATGCCTGGATGGCAGAATCGTCGTACTCCTTCTCCAGATCTATCTTTGAGAGCTCCTTTATCTCTTCCCACTTAGGATCCGAACCATAAGAGTAGAAATATTCTTTGCTCTCTTTCCATCCTAAGGAGTTAATCAGCTCAAGATACTTCTTGGAGTTTTTCTTACGATTCTGCTCGTCGACATAAGCCTCGACTGAATATCTGATATCGCTCGAAGACTCTGCCTCTTCCAGGATCTTGTTTCTCTCCTTAATATCCTTAACCTTTTCGAGTTCTATATAGTCACTGATCGTAGGCTGGAAATTCTCCATAGCTGCATCGATCGACTTCTGCTTGAGCTTTGCGATCTCGAGTCTGTGTTTGACCGTGGACTCGGAAAAGCCTGTCTTGGTGGAAATAGTCTCGACGGTTTCGCCTAAGTCGAGCATCATCTGGAAGCCGTGAGCCTGTTCCAGGAACGTCAGATCCGAGCGCTGCATGTTCTCGCAGAGCATGATCCCGATCTGCTCTCTGTCAGATAAGCCTTCAGCTATTACGCAAGGGAGCTCGAAGCAGATACCCTCCGAAGCTGCGAACCTTCTGTGTCCTATAAGGATCTTAAAGTTCTCGAACTCTTCGTCCATAGGAACTACAGTAAGGTTCTGCATTATTCCGTGTTCCCTGATGGATTCCTTAAGCTCTTCGAGGTCTCCTAATTCTTTTCTCGGGTTATCCGGATGCGGATGCAGCTGAGACCTCTTCAGCATAACCACACATGTCTTTGATTTATCTTTCTTCATATCTGCCACCTCTTATCGAACCCAGTACGCTACTCCGACCTTCTTGGCGCCGAGCTTTTCCGGATCGTCAAGATAGAGCTTGCCCTTATAGATCCATCCGCACGTAAAGTCGATATGCGCTTCCGTACACTTGAAGAGCTTCTTCGCGTAGTCGATAACCGAAACGTAGTCCGCATCGATCCTGGTGACGATGTACTTCTTCTTTCTGCCTGTTAAGCTCTCGTAAATCTCATACTTTACCATAATTAAAATCCTCCGAATTGAAAATCCTTTTTGTCTTTCCTGTTGTCGACGATCTCGATCACTTCGTGCTTCGCTTCTTTCTTAAGCTGCTCATTCTCAAGCCTGAGCTTCCTGTTGTCGTCCTGCAGCTCCATGATCGCCTTGTTGTCAATGAACATCTCGACGACCATTCCGGCTATGAAGCAGACTGCTCCGACTCCTATGTAGTAGATAATTTCAAGTAAATTCATATCCTTCTGCCTCCTTTTCTGTGAAATACTCCAAAGCTCCCATCTCTTTCAGAGCTTTGTATTCTTCTTCTGTGAGCGGTACCGTGACTTCTACCCATTCGACCTTGAAAACCTCGTAATATCCGGTTGGAAATGACTGAACGTCTGAGTAGTCTTCATAAAATAGGTCGAGGTGTTTGCCTTTTACCGCTGATCCTGTGTCTTCTCCTACGAATGTCCTGTCGAACTCTTTGATATAGAAGACCTCTCCGAACTTGTGCTTAGATCTGGATATCGCGCATGTAGTAGGCTCCGTGAGTCTGTAGTTATAACTTGCCCTGTGACAGATGGCTCCGCTTGCCGTTTCCCAGCCTTTCGGATAGTTGCTTCCGTTGTAGCCACACTCGGAGGGACAGTATGCAGTAATGTAATACGTCCCTAAGCTCGTGAGCTTCATCTGTTTGTAAGTTACAAGGACCGGAATGTACTTCTCTTCGACTTCGTGGAACTCTTCGAGCGAAGGCTCTGTCTCGTTCCACCATGCGTATGTAGGAGCTGCACCGAAATCTTTGGAAGTAAACTGGTCCTCGAATGTCGTCTCTGCAGATACCGTTTCTTCCGGGAACATCCTGTCTGTTACGTAATAGGTAAGTCCGTAGAAAAGGAATGTTGCTGCAAAGAATAAGAGCCAGTTAACTGTCTTGATAAGCTTTTCTTCGGTCATACTTTCTTCCTGTAAACTTCGTCGAAGTTTCCTTTCCAAGCTCGGTTTGCATCTTCTAATTCCTGATAGTCGAAGCTTGGCTGATTCATGATCCGCGCCATGATGTTTGCGGAGATGGCCTTCTTTTCGGCTCTGGTAAAGTCTTTCTTTCCGTCTAAACAATCTCTTAACCTCCGAGTTGACATAACTCCTGCGTGAGCCAGTTCAGTAAGGTTCTTGAAATACCTGCCGAGCGACGGATAAAAGCCACCCGAGGCAGTCATTTCTTCTCCTTAGGTTTCTCTTTTGAAACCGCAGGTTCAAAAAAATAAGCGTCGACCTGCACCGCCGGAATCTCCAGAAGTTCAATAGCCTTCATAAGCATCGAGCCTTTCCAGTCCTTGCCTTCGTTGAGTAGTCTGCTAAGAGTAGGCTCGGCCATGCCTAATGCTTCAGCAAAGGATTTCTGGTCTCCATACTTCTCGACTATTCGCGCCTTAAGTTTGTCTGTCTTGTAAGCCATGTTTTTCCTCCCTTCTGTTTGTTGGTTTCATTTTTGAAACTTTGATTGTATCTTAACATTCGGTTTCAAAATTGCAACCCTAAATTATTTCAAATTTGAAACCGTAACGAATTTGTCATATAATCAGTTCGGAGGAGGATTTTAATATGGCGGATATAAAAGATAGGATTATGGAAGTATTGGAGGCACGAAATATGACCGCTTCCGAGCTTGCAGCAAAAAGCGGGATTGGTAAAGGTTCTATATCTAAATATCTTAAGGGAACAGTAGTCCCGAAACAGTCAGCGATCGGAGCTATGGCCCGCGCTCTTGGAGTGTCCCCTGCTTGGCTGCTCGGATATGATGTTCCAATGGCAACTACCGAAATAGATCTCAAGAAATTGTCGGAGGATAACCAGAAGAGGCTCTTAGCCTACTATCAGGCCCTGATCGATTCACAGGAGGGTTAACATGAATACTCCACGCTGGGACGGAGAACGATGGCGCATCCGAGTCATGAGAGAAGGCAAGACTTTTTCCTTCTCTTCTAAGACTCCGGGAGCAAAAGGCCGTAAAGAAGTCATACAAAAGTACGATAAATGGTACTACGGCGAAGCTTCAGGAGAAAAGTCCGTTTTAACGGTCTCTAAACAGTACCTTGAAGATGTTATAATGAGGAAAGGCGCTCAATCTCCTGCCTATGAACAGTATGAGCGTTATATAAGGCTCTATATCGTCCCTGTGTGCGGTTCAAAGAAAATATGTAAAATGACTCGCACAGACTGGCAGAACGTCATTAACGAAGCCACAGGGCGGAATAAGGCATTATCAGAGAAGTCTCTCAAAACACTCCGCGCCATTATCATGTCTATAATCAAGTTCGGGTACCAGGACTATCAGTGTGAGCTGCTTCGGGGATCCTTATATATTCCGCAAGGACATAGTAAGAAAGAAAAAGAGATCTTGCAAAGAAGCGATGTCAGAAGACTGTTAGAGCCTTCGGCGCTCTGGTACCACCCTTTATTTTGCCTCGGTGTTCTCACAGGAATGCGTCCCGGAGAGCTGCTTGGTCTCAAGGTGTCAGATTTCGAGCGTGACCGCGTTACGATAAGAAGAGCCGTTAATGCCAGAGGACAGATCACAGAAGGCAAGAACGAGAATGCAAGGCGCATGATCCCTCTGGGAGATCTTGCGAGCTCGATCATCCGGAACACTATTCAGAGAAACAAAGACCATAACCTCCGAACAGAGTGGATCTTCTGCTCGCCTGACGGTTCCGTAGGTACCCAGTCGACCATGAGAAACCACTGGCAGAACCTGAAGAAGGAAAGACAGCTTCCCGGAACGGTCTACTCGCTGAGACATACATTTATTACCATGATGAAGAACGTCATGCCGGAGCAGATGGTTAAGGATATCTGCGGACATAGTATCAGCTTCGATTCGTTTGGCACATACGGACATATCTACGAGTCTGAGCACAGAGAGGCCGCGTCGATCATTGACCTTACTTTCGGTCAAAATCTCGGTCAAAATGAGTCCGCGAGCGGAGAACAGACGAGCACTTAATTTTTGAAAAACCCATTGTTTCAGGGACAAAGTGAGCATGGGTGCAGATACACAAAGGAGTTCGATTCTCCTCATCTCCACCAAAGAAAACCGCTCATCTATTAGGCTTTGAGCGGTTTTTCGTTTTTCTTCGGTCAAATTTCGGTCAAAACTGATATAATTGTTGAATCGTACCGTCACGAGTATAGATATTCATTCACCCAAAAGAAAAAGCCTCCCGGAATTAACCGAGAGGCTTAATCTTTTACGGAGTGGTTCTTATGGCATGAACCTTATTTAACCATGAGATATCCGGCGC